TCAAGTTTGCGCAGTAGTTCCAGCAAATTCACAAATAGTAGACGTTATTCTTAACGTAACTACAGTGAATAATGATGGTGGTGCAGCAACTGTTTCAGTGGGAACCGTAGCGGATGCAGATGCATTTATAAATGCAGCTAATGTTAAAGCTTTAGCAACTACTCACGGTACTTTAGACACAGAAGCAACTAATGTTGGTGCAACTGACATACAAGTTCTTGCTGATTTTACAGGTGCTAATGGAGATAGTACAACTGGTGCAGCTACAGTTACTGTTATGTACTTACAAAATAATTCTGTTCAAGACGCAGCAGATCTATAATAATTAATTAGTGTGGGGCTTCGGCCCCACATAAATTTAATAGGAGAAAAAAATATGGTATTCGGATCAGATAACGAAGCAACACAACAAACGACTGAGACAGGAACAGTTCAGTCTGGAAGAACAAGAGTTTACGGATTGTATTATACTGGAACCGCTACTGCTGGAGACATCGTTTTAAAAGATGGAGGATCTGGTGGAAGTGCAAAAGTAACTCTTTCAAAAGCAGCCGTTGCAGAATCTAAAATGGTTGAGTTTCCAAGACCTGTTTTATTTAAAACAGATGTATTTGCAACTTTTACGACTGAACAAGTTACGTCTATTACTGTTTTTCATAGCGGCGGAAACCAAGATTAGGAGGCTGACTAATGGCCAACACGACTTCTGGAACTACAACGTTTGAAAAAACTTTTTATATCGATGAGATAGTTGAAGAGTGTTACAACAGACTTGGGCTGTTTGATATGAGCGGTTACAATTTAAAAACCGCAAGAAGATCTTTAAACATAATGTTTCAAGAGTGGGGTAATAGAGGACTTCATTATTGGGAAGTAGGAAATACAAATATTACTTTAGTTAATGGTCAAAACGAATACGCCATTTATCGTTCTACAGGTGACGGAAATTCTAACGGAGTTACTTCAACTTTAACAGCAGCCATAACTACAACTTCTCAAACCACTGGAATTACAATCGCTTCAAAAGATAGAATGCCTACAGAAGGAACAATCAATGTAGGTTCTGAAAATATAAGCTACACAGGATTTAATAGTTTAGAATTAACTGGAGTAACAAGGGGAGTTAACGGAACAACTGCAGCTACTCACTCTAACGGTGCTGCTATCACTAATTTTGTAAATGGTGCTTCTGATATTTTAGAAGCTTCTTTTAGAAATAGCTCTAATGTTGATTCACCTTTATCAAAAATAAATAGATCAGCTTATCAAGCTTTATCTAATAAATCGGCTACAGGTCAGCCATCACAATATTNTGTTCAAAGATTTATAGACAGAGTAACTATTCAATTATATTTAACACCCGGATCTTCAGAGAATGGTCAAGCTATTAATTTTAATTTTGAGAAAAGAATTCAAGATGCAGGTGCTTATACAAACGCAACTAATGTTCCATACAGATTTGTACCTTGTATGGTTGCAGGCTTAACTTATTACTTATCTATGAAATATAAAAAAGATGAAACACAAGCTTTAAAACTAATATACGAGGATGAATTGGCTAGAGCTTTAGCAGAAGACGGATCTCCATCAAGTACGTTTATATCTCCTAAAAGCTACTATCCTACAGCATAATTATGGGAAACACAGCACGAGGAAAATACGCAAAATTTATTTCAGACAGATCTGGATTAGAATTTCCATACAGAGAAATGGTTAGAGAATGGAATGGTGCAAGAGTTCATACTTCTGAGTTTGAACCTAAGCAACCTCAATTAGAACCAACACCTTTTACAGCCGACCCTCAAGGTTTACAACATCCAAGACCTGCAAGAAAAGAACCACCTACAACTGATATTTTACCAGAAAATCCTTTTTCAACTAATGGCACAACAACAATAACAGTTAGTCAACCTTTTAGTGGATTAGTAAATAATGATCAGGTTAGATTTACAGGATTACCAAGACCCATTGGCGGTGTTCCAGTAGCCGCGTTTACTTTAAAAACTACTTTGGCTTCTGATTTAACAGCCACTGAAGTTGGATCTTTAACTTTAACTGATGCAACTTATTATCCAANTTCAGGATATTTAATGATTCAAAAAGTTATTGAACCTGGTGTATTACCATCACCAAATGAAAATATAACTGTGGGTCAATTTCAAAATGAAGTTATTCAATATAGCTCAAAAGCAGGTAATGTTTTAAGTGGTTTAATAAGAGCATCTGCAGCGCCTTTTAGAGGCGTAACGTTAAATCCTACTATAGCTGGAGCTCACAGCTCTGGAGCTATTGTTTTTGGGTCTTATCCAATAACAATGATTGAAACAACGGTTAACCAAGCTGGACAACCACCACAAGTTACTGTAAAAAATAGTTATAGTTTTACAGTTAATTCAGCTGCAACATCAACAGAAACAGGAGGAGGATTTCAAAGTATTGTAAGTCCTTTAAATGATAGAGCATGACATATTTAGAATTAAAACAAAAAATTAGAGATTACACAGAAGTTAGTTCAACAGTGTTTACCGATACTATTATTCAAGGTTTTATTGAAGATGCTGAATTTAGAATTTTAAGAGATGTTGATTCGGATAATAACAGATTTTATGCAACAGCTAATTTAATCGTTAATCAAAGGTATGTTTTAGTTCCTCAAGATACCTTAGTTATTAGATCAGCTCAGATTGTTAAACCACCAAGTGGCAGCGAAGACAGAGGCTTTTTACAGTTTAGAGACACTAATTTTATGAGCGAATATAACCCTACAGATGCTACTGGAGAGCCAAAATACTATGGTTGGTGGGATGCCAACAATATTGTATTTGCTCCTGTTCCAGATCAAACTTATGAAATTCAGATAAATTATATCTTGAAACCCACTGGATTATCCGCTACAAATAGCACCACATATTTAGGTACGAACTTTCCCAACGGACTTTTGTATGCATGCCTAGTCGAGGCTTACGGATTTTTAAAAGGCCCACAAGATCAGTTGACACTATACGAAAATAGGTATAAACAAGCTGTAGAGGCCTTCTCAATCGAAGCAATGGGAAGACGAAGACGAGATGAATATCAAGCTGGTGTTCCTCGTATAGGAAAACAATAAGGAGTTAAAATGGCAATTACACAAGCGGTAGCAAATAGTTTTAAGCAACAACTATTAGAAGCAAAACAAAATTTTTTAACATCAGGATCTGGTGGAAATACTTTCAAACTAGCTCTTTATTCTAGTTCAGCAACTTTAAATTCAGCAACAACTGTTTACACAACAACAAACGAAGTTGGTAACTCAGGATCTTACTCAGCGGGAGGTGGAACTCTAGTAAACTCTGGAACTTCTATTTCAGCTGGTGTTGCAAGAACAACGTTTGCAAATTTATCTTTCACGTCTGCAACAATTACTGCAAGAGGCGCTTTAATTTATAACACGTCACAATCAAACGCTGCGGTTTGTGTTTTAGATTTTGGGTCAGATAAAACAGCAACATCTGGAACGTTCACAATTCAATTCCCAGCAAACACATCAACTGCCAGTATCTTAAGGATATCAGGTTAATTAGGAGGTAGCCTCCTATGGCCGACAAAACATATACAGTCACTGTCGCAAGTGGAAACTTGTATGGTGGTGGCACAGGTAATGTTTTTTATGTAGACGGAGTTCGAAATGCAACAGGACCCGGTGAAATTGATTGGGTTCAAGGAGCCACTTTAAGATTTGAACAAAGTGATTCTTCAAACAATAATCATCCATTATTATTTACCACAGACGCTAGTTCACCAAACTCTTACAGGATAAGTGCTGGGGTAAGTTATTATTTAGATGGAGCTTCAGACGTAGGATCTTATACTAATACCACTTTATTTAATGCGGCTACAACAAGATATGTAGAAATTACTCCGGCTAACAATGTTGACTTTTTTTATTATTGTTATGTTCATGGTATTGGAATGGGAGGTCCAATAGATCTCGTACAAAATGCATGGGGAGCTTTAAATTGGTCACAAGGTGCTTGGCAAGATCAAGGAAATGGTGGAGCGACTTTAACCGGAATTGGAACAACATTTAGTTTAGGTTCTGTAAGTGTAACAGCTATTGTGCAAGAGGGTTGGAGTAACAGAGAATGGGGTCAAGGTTTATGGGGAAATGACGCTGATAGTACACCAACTCTAACAGGAGTTTCTTTATCTGCTAATTTAGGAAGCGTAAATGTTACTGCTATAGTAGCGGAAGGTTGGGGAAGATTAAATTGGAATGAGTCAGCTTGGGGACAAGCGGGAACAACTTTATTAACAGGATTACCTCTATCAACATCTTTAGGATCTGTCTCAATTACAAACGAAATAAACACTGGTTGGGGAAGAGAAGCCTGGGGAGATGAACCATGGAATGAAAATACTGCTGTACAAACTGTAGATGTAACTGGTATTCCAACAACAATAAATTTAGGATCAGTATCTACAACCACTGAGATAAACACTGGTTGGGGTAGAAAAGCTTGGAATGATCAAACTTGGGGGTCTCCAAACGAAGCTGCAGACATAACAGGTATTGGTTTATCCGCAAGTTTAGGATCTGTTTCAATAACAGCTGAAGTAAATTCAGGTTGGGGAAGAACTAATTGGGGTGAATTAGGTTGGGGTATTCCAGGGACTTTAATACCTGTAGGATTCTCAATGTCATTTTCTTTAGGCACAGTAACAGCAACCGCTGAAGTAAATGTGGGTTGGGGAAGAAAAGAATGGGGTCAAGGTTTATGGAATAACGATGGAGACAATTTAGTAGTACCTACAGGATTTGGTATGAATGTGGTTCAAGGTCTTCCTTCTATTGATACAGAAATTAACACTGGTTGGGGAAGAGCTGCCTGGGGTGCATTAGATTGGGGTGGATTCTCAGATTCTATAGTTGTAGGGGTTTCTGGAAATCCTATAACGGTGTCATTAAATAGTGTACTTTCTATACCAAATACTATTGCTACACCTACAGGAATTAATACAACAATTAATTTAGGAACCCTTGACATTGACGCAGATGCGAATATAACAGTATCAGGAAATAGCTTGACAGCAGCCACAGGATCGCTTAATGCTATTATCTGGAACCAAGTTGATACAGGCACAGCACCCACTTGGAAAAATGTTGACACCGCTGCTTAATTTTAATAAAATACGAACAAATAAGGATTTAAAACTATGGCAAACAGTACATCAAGCTTTCTAAAACTTACCGTACAAGCGACTGGTGAAAACTCAGGTACGTGGGGTACAATTACAAACACAAACTTATTAATTCTTGAGCAAGCATCAGCTGGTTATGAAGCAGTAACACTTAATGCTACAACAGGAGCAACTTTAGTTGCAACAAATGGTGCTGTTTCAAACGCTAAAAATATTGCGTTAGAATTAACAGGAACAATTACAGGAGCAGTAGATGTTATTGTTCCAGTAACAGAAAAATATTACATTATTAAAAACTCAACATCTGGAGCTCACGCAGTAACAGTTAAAGTATCAGGTCAAACTGGTGTAACTTGGGCTGCTGCTGATAAAGGAACTAAAGTTCTTTATGGTAACGGAACAGATATGGTTAACTCTAATTTAGAGAAATTATCATCTGACTACGCTCCTCAACTTTCAGCTAACTTAGACGCAAATGGTCAAAACATTTTAATCGATGGTGCTAATTTTATCGGAGATGAAAATGGTAATGAACAAATTATATTTGCAACTACAGGATCAGCTGTAAATGAATTTTCAGTAACTAACGCTGCAGCAGGAAATGCTCCAGCATTAGCAGCTACTGGTGGTGACACAAACATTGATATGACTTTGACTCCAAAAGGAATTGGTAGAGTTGTATTAAATGGTGGTGGTAAAATCCAACAGCTTGCAGAAAAAGTTACAACATCTGCAACAGCAGCCACTGGAACAATTAACTACGATGTTATTACACAAGCAGTTTTAAATTACACAACTGATGCAGCAGCAAACTTCACAGTAAACTTAAGAGGAGATGGATCTAATTCATTAAACTCTATTATGGATACAGGTGAATCTATTACTGTAGCATTCATTGTTAAAAATGGTGCTTCACCATATTACAATAATGCTTTTCAAATTGATGGATCTTCTGTAACTCCAGAATGGCAAGGTGGATCAGCACCTTCAGGTGGAAATGCTAACTCATTAGATGTTTATACATACACAGCGATTAAGACTGGTGATGCTACGTTCACAGCGTTAGCAGCTCAGACTCAATTCGCTTAATAGGAGGATAGAAGAAAGATGCCAATTATAGGATCAAGAGGAGCAGGAGCAGTAAAAGGCTTTGGACTCACATCCGGTGCAAAAAAAATTGAAGTACAATATATGGTCATCGCAGGTGGCGGTGGCGGAGGAGACGGCGGCGGATCCGGAGGTGGCGGAGGTGCTGGCGGTTTCAGGACTTCTTTCCCTGGCGGAACTGGTCTAGAATTAGATGCAGGTAAAGCACTTACAGTTACAATTGGTGGCGGCGGAGCACATGATTTTTCAGGTACAGATTCTTCTGTAGGAGATTTTGCATCCACAGGCGGAGGCCGTGGAGGCGGA